TTACCAAAAGTGCAGTCAAAATATCGTGTCACATTCGAAGACCCTGATGATGTAGACGCACCCGCAAAAATTCTTGTCCCTGACCCTAACTGGTTAGCTGCGGCATTAGCTGGTGACATATTGCCAGATATTAGTTGTTATATTGAAGATAAAAAGGTGATTGCAGATTACGAGAAAGAGCATGGATCGCTCAAAGGTTTTAGCTGGAAGAAGCAAGGCGGAGCAAAGCACCCGTATGGAAAACCTCGTGGACCAATGACGGAAGAAGAGGCTATTGAATACCTCATTCAAAAAGATATTCCGACACGAGTTTGGCGAGACTACAAAGGCAATCGCCAGATAATGAAAATCGTACCTGTTGAACTTATCCCAACAGATCGAACGTATCGCGATGCATGGATAATTAAACAAGATGAAAATGAATTGGAGACAGCAGCATGAGCGCGCCTACCACAAACATTAATGTCAACGGTCAAATTGTAGACGCAGACGCGGTAACAATGCCAGAAACAAAAGAGTTTCGTGATGCATGGGTGCTGAACGGTGACGTAATTGAAATTGACTGGGACAAAGCAAGAGCTGATTTCCGATCAACTGCAAGCATGACACGCGCAGAATTTTTAAACGCTGCGGCAAATTTAGGCATTGTCTCAGATGAAGACGCTATTTCGGCAGCTTTGGGTAACTGGCCGTCTTCGTTTAATGCAATCTTGCCAAGTGACCCAACCGAACAGCGTGAAGCAAAAGTGCTTTGGGCATCTACAACGGACATTAGCAGAAAGTCTGAGTTACTTGCCTCCATAGTCGCTTCACCGCTTCCAGTAACCCACGAAATGCTTGATCTAATGTTTGGCTATAAAGGGCAATAAATGCCAAACGGCTTTGGGCCGGAAAGCTGGCCTAAAAAGTTGCAGAAAGCGTTCAACCGTTTCTCAACACACTATTTCGATGAAGCAAGCGCGAATAAGCATGATGAAGGCTATAAGCTTGCGGTAAAATCTCGGTGGCATTGCGACAAGCGTTTTTTACAAGCAATGATCCGTGACGCGTCCAGGCAAGAGCGCGTTTTAAAAATCTTCATCTGCCTCTTTCTTGCTGTCACCTATTGGCTGTCTGTTCGTCTTTTCGGTTGGCGGCATTACGGCAAATAATCAAAGGAAAATTGAATATGAAAGTCTCAGAACGAGGGCTTGCAGAGATTGCAGCCCACGAAGGCATGGTGCTGTCCAGATACAAAGACAGCGTAGGCGTTTGGACTATTGGAATAGGCCATACAGTAAATGCAGGACAACCAGATCCGTCTAAAATAACGCGAGAATTAAGCCTTAGAGAGGTTATGGAAATTTTCGCACGTGATGTCGAGAAATTCGAGAAACGCGTTAACAAGGCATTATCGAAGCCATTATCACAATCACAATTTGATGCGGCGGTATCATTTGACTTCAATACTGGTGGCATTCATCGAGCCTCATGGGTTAAAAAGTTCAATGCAGGTGATATCAAAGGCGCTCGTAAATCCTTTATGGCTTGGCGTAAACCAAAAGAGATTATTCCGCGCAGGCAAGCTGAATGTGACCTGTTCTTTGATGGTACATATTCAGGCAATGGCAAAGCCAATGTTTATAAAGCTTCATCAACTGGTAAAGTTCTTTGGTCAAGCGGAAAGCGTGTAACGCTTCCAGGTATTGGGGCAGGAAATCTTGCTCGTCCGAACAAACCAGACGTTAAAGAGCCGCAAAAGAAAAAATCTAAAGCTCCGTTACTAGTTGCTGGCGGCTTGATTGCCACGGCCATCGCTAATTGGTGGGATACTATTGTGGGGTGGTTCTAATGCGAGATTTCTTCCGTAAAAAGATAAAAGGCTATCGCACAGTTCTCGTAAACATCATTTTGATGATCATGCCAATTCTTGAAATGACAGAAGTTCTTGAGGTGCTTCCTGAAGGATATGCTGCGCCATATGCAATAGTCTTAGCTGTGGTCAATCTTTACCTAAGAACCGTCACCACAACGCCGATGGGTAAACGCTTATGATTAGCAAAATCCTATCTTGGCTGTCCGGTGGTGCAATTAATGCCATTGGAAAACAGCTCATTCATGCATATGAGATAAAAGTCTCAGCCCAAAACGATCAGCAGCGAATTGAAGCTGATATGCGCATTGCAGAACTATCGGCGCAACAAGCCGTATTGATTGCAGAGCAGGGGAACTGGTTAACCAGATGGATTAGGCCAGCGTTTGCGCTTCCGTTCGTCATCTACATCAACAAAGTGATTGTTTGGGACATGGTTTTAGGGTGGGGGACTACCCCGCCTTTATCGATCCAAATGGCGCAACTTTTAACCGTAATTGCAGGCGCATATTTTTTTACCCGCCCTCTTGAGAAGTGGATTAAGAAAAGATGACAATCGACTTTGAAAAAATCTTAACATCAATAACTCTTAGTCTTATCGGTGGCGTTGTTTGGCTTGTGCGCAAGGTGTTCACCAATGAAAAGCAAATCGCCTTGTTGGAGGCTGAAATAAATCGAAGAAACGAGGATATCAAAGAGATCAAAGCGGACGTAAAATCTTTAATTGGAGATAAATGATATGTCTGCACCCGCGTTATCTGATGAAGAGCATAAACGTAGATATGACGCATTTATGCAATATGGCAGCATAAAGTTAGCGGCAGAAGCTTTAGGTCTTAACAAAGACGCGATTTCCCGCGCTAAAAAGTGGGCTATTAAACAAGGTCTAACGGAAGGCGAAAACGTCATTCGTGAAGCTGCGAACGCAGGCGGCATACAAAACTCTGACAATCTTGCTCATTTCTGGAAAATATCCAAAGATGAAGAGGGAAACGGATATTCTCTATTTGTCAAAAACCCCGATGCGAAGGGCGATGATGACGAGATTTCGCTAACTGATCTTGTTCGCGAATGCATAGAAGAGGGCGTAGAGGAACGGCCAAAGTTCGAAAAGCGCAACCATTCAAAGACCGGCGAACATTTACTTGTTATTGATCTAGCAGATGTTCACTTTCTAAAGCTTTGCGTTGATGCTGAAACGGGTTACACTTATAATCGAGATGTTGCCAGGCATAGAGTAATCGAAGGGACCAAAGCGCTCCTAAGAAAAGCCAAGGGACACGGGATACATCGGATCTTGTTCGTCATGGGCAATGATATCTTGCATGTCGATAACGCTCGCAGCACGACGACAAGCGGGACTTTCCAAGATAGTGACGGAACAATATTCCAAGGCTATAAAGACGCTCGTATGGCTCTCACAGACGCTATATTGCAGTGTACCAAGGTAGCTGACGTTGATTTAGTTCATTGCATGTCAAACCATGACTGGATTATGGGCTGGACGCTCTCACAAACGATTTCAAGCGTTTTGGGTAGTCACCCTAACGTAAACGCCTCAGACTACAATATGAGTGAAGCTCATAGGAAATATTACCGCTTTGGATCTAACCTCATTGGACTATCGCATGGTGACGGTGCAAAAGAAGAAAAGCTTTACGGTATCATGGTCAAGGAAGCGCGCTCTCATATTTCAGAATGCAAGAACCTTTATTGGTTACTGCATCACGTTCACCACAAGGTGAGAAAAAAGCGTGGTGATAATAGGCCGTTTCTAACGGAAAAAGATCATAACGGAATGTCTGTAAATATTATGGGCGAACCAAATATTGAAGGTGAGGGTATTGATATTGAATATGTCCGCTCACCAAGCCCACCTGATAGCTGGCACGACCGTCAAGGTTATGTGAACCGGCAGGCTGTTGAGTGTTTTATCTATCATCCTAATGATGGACAAACAGCACGATTTACTGAGTGGTTTTAGACCGCCTATCAATCTCGCGCTGAATATACCACACAGCCTTTTCTAAGTCCTGCACTGGGGCTTCTTTCCCATCCACACGCCATAAATATTTAATCGCGTTTCCAAGGCAGAAATTCATATGTTCTGTTACCTGGATGCATTCAACACCTGAAGGGTGAGACGTGTAATGTTTTGGCTTGCTGACTGGATCGTGCTTCATTCAATCGTCCCTTTTATTTAAATCTCTTTAACTGTGATTTCGTAGGTCTTTCCATCACCGCTAACATTCATGGCATTGCCAGCGCCAACTTTCTCAATAACGGCCTTTAGGCAATCGCTCGTCACATCGAATGATGCCCTT